TTAATATTCCGCTACTAATCATACTCTCTCAAGTTAGGCACAATAAAAAATAAAAAGCCCACGCTCTTTTGGCTCGTACCTCACCAATAATGTTTAAAATAGGCTTTCCCATTTAGTTTGTTCTTCTATTCGTTCTATGGCTTGTTTATAATATCCTTTATCAATTTCACAAGCGGTTAGAGTTAAGTTCATTTTTTCAATTTTATTTAATCCATCAATAGCAATCGCTATACTTCCAGAACCTAAATGTGTATCTAATATTTTAAATCCATTTTCAGCATATTTACTTAATAAGAATTGATATAACGCTATTGGTTTTTGCGAAATATGAAACCTATCATTTTGGTTTGAGTTTATTTTAACCAATTCAGAATGTTTATTAAATGAAGTCCAAGCCATTTCGATTTGACTCATAGATGGTAAGTAGTTCATTTTATCCCAAACTATGTAACACCTTGTTGGAAGCAACATATCAGTAAAGTAGTTGCCACCAAAAACAATTTGATTTTTAGATATTCTTTGTAATTCAAAAAAGTATTCAATATTAGGTCTTATGTCGTCATAAATATGGCTATTGTTTTTTAACCTACTCATAGAGTTATGCTTACTTGCACCACCAGTTTTTGAAACACCTGCACCTATTCCATACGGTGGGTCAACTATTGCTAAATCAAAGTGGTTATTTTCGTAACGCTTCATCAATTCCAAGTTACATTCGTTTGTGATATTTAAGTATTCTCTCATTTATTATGTTTTTTTTTGCCTTCGCTTTTTTTATTTTTTACAGATGCCTAACACCGTATATAGTTCATTTGCGAAAAGCAAACGAAACCATATACAAGTACGTTAAAGTCCTGTATTAATTCCGTTATCAATCACTTCTACTATGTGTCTGAAAGTGCTTCTTTCTTGTTCGCCAGTTACATCTGTTCCGTTTAGAAATAATCTGTAGTGGTCTTTATTTTCTGTTGGTCTTAGTTCTATACTATTCATAATTTATTTATTTTACTTTTTGTTTTAATCTCTCTTTCACTTTTCTAAACGTATTATAAAGTGAGTGGTATGTGATGTTTGTCTTTCTTGATAGCTCTGTTATACTGTACTCATCTTGCACCATGTTATAGACTTTCCTGTCGTACCAATGCAATTTGTCTAGCTCTTCTTCTACAGCTTCATTGGCTTCATTGAAGTCTATGTACTCTCCAGACTCTAGATCATAAACTAAATCGATGGAGGTTTTGTTTTCTTTCTTCTTTTTTAATATCATTTGTAAATAGGAGGTTTTAAGTGTTCTGTATATGTAGTAGTAGTTTACACCTGAGTCTCCATAAGAAATGTTTAACCCTTTGTTGAGCATTTGTCCGATAGTTAGGTACATATTACCTACAATATCTTCTGCTTCATATTGGTTTGCTCCCATTTTTAAAACAGTATTGATCCATTTCTTGTGTGACTCGTAAACTTTTTCTAACATTATGTGATTGCTTTGTAAATTTTGGTATAACTTTCTTTCTGTGCATCCATGCAAGTATCATAAATGATTGCACCAGACTTTATTAATTTATTCTCTTTATAGACATTACAAGTAACGCCATAACGTGTACGTGTAAGTTGTACTTGATATCCTTTCTCTTCGCAGTAGTTTGTCATAGTAACAAAATCTGGTAGGTTAATGTTCTGATCGTTTAATTTCTGCATCGAATCCTAATTTTTTAAGTTCTTTTATTCTATACTCTTGCAATTTGCTTACTGGAGTCTTTGCTCCTTTTACTTCGATGAATTTTACATCGTTAGGCTTTAGTGCCACTAGGTCTGGTATTCCAGCTTTGTTGGTGCTGATGAGCTTCAAGACATAATATCCTTCTGCTTCGTATTGCTTGATGAGTTTACTTTGATATTGCGCTTCGCTCATAATGCTTCGTTGTAAATGATTTCTTGTCTTGTACTTGTTTGTATATCTTGTCTTCGCTCATATTTTAAAATAAAGAGTTCCATGTTGTTTGTTCTTCTATTCTTCTGGTTGCAGTCTTGTAATACTCTTTATCTAATTCACATGCAGTAAGAGTAAGATTCATTTTCTCTATCTTATTTACAGAGTCTATTGCTATTGCAATACTTCCAGAGCCTAAATGTGTATCAAGTATTTTCTGATTTGGTTCTGCATAATTAGTTAAAAGCCATTGGTATAATGCTTTAGGTTTTTGTGTTGGGTGTATTCTTTTGTCTGTTTGTTGTCCTCTATGGTATCTAAAGAACCTTACAGCAGTATCAAAAGAAGTCCAAGCCATTTCAGCATCAGCAAAAGAAAAACCATCATTTTTTTTATCCCATATCAACCAACATTTACTATCTATTGGAATTTTACTGATAAAATGATTTGCACCCCAAACAACTTGATTTTTACTAACCCTAAAAAGTTCTGTAAAATATTCTAAACTTGGAGATTCATTATCCCAAGTCTTTAATTCATGTTTACTTCCAGACCAATTATTTTTACCATCCATTCCAATCCCATAAGGTGGGTCAACTATCGCCAAATCAAAATGGTTGTCTGGATAACGAGCCATCAACTCCATATTATCCTCGTTAGTTATTTTTAGATACTCTTTCATAATGCTTGGTTGTAAATGATTTTTTGTCTTGTACTTGTCTATAAATTTTATCTTCTAATCCTCCCTTAGAGAATATCCAATACACATCGTTGGTCTGTCTCTCTTTGGTTGTTAGTCTGTCTCTGCTTTGCCAATAGCTTGTTGCACTAAAGTCTATATTGAAATAAACCAAGTAGTCTGCTTTTGATAAACTAATACCTTCTCTACCTGATACTATTTGTAAGGCTATGTTCTTATTGGTTGTATTAAACTCATCTAGTTCTGTTGTAACTTGTTCTCCAAATACAGACTGCAATAGTTTTAGTTCCTCTTTAAATTTATAGAAAATACCTATCTTCTTTCCTTGAAACTTCTTCTTTATGAATACTCCTTTACTGTTATCTATGGTAGCTGATGAGCCATCTTCTAGCTTAATTGTGCCAGAGTATAACTGATGTACTTTCTGCAAGAGTTTAACTGGTGTATCTGCTAAGATTACACCTCCGTTCTTACCTTCATATACTCTATCTTTTTCAATCGTTTTAACGAGCTTATACGTTGTTGGCTTCATCTCAACGTGTAAGATGTGTTCGTTTACTTTAGATGTAAACCCAGCTTCAGATTGTGAGAATGATATAATATGCTTTGATACTTTCTGTCTTATTAGGTTCTGATTGGCTGCTGTGTAGTCGTTTACATCATATCCGTTTATCTTTCTTTTTGTTACATCTACATAAACTTTCGCCCATTTATAAAATGACTTCTCTATAAATGGTGTAAAGTCTGAGATCCAAAACTGGTGGAAGATTTGAGACCAAGACTCAGGAGTAGGTGTTCCAGTTAATAGGATGCAGTACTTCTTACCTACTATTTCTTTAATGCGTTTTGTTCTTACTGATGCTTTAGGAAATGCACCCATTGAATGAGACTCATCTACTATTATTAGATCATAATCACTAGCAGATACTTTATGTACAGACTCGTAGTTTGTAACCTTTAGACTATAATTAGGTTTCAATAGCTTGTAGTCTGCTTCTATAGATGAGATTGCTTTCTTCTTGGTTATAAACAAAACAGATGTTATATCCATTTTATCTGCTATACCTAAAGAAGTTAAGGTTTTACCAGTTCTCACTTCCATGGCTAACATAATGATGCGAAGCCTAGAGAGTCTTTTAGTACCATCTTCTATGATTGTTTGTTGGTATGGTCTAAACTGCATATTAGTAAGTGTTTTTGATCCCTGAAGAAGACTCAACAACTAAGCAATTGTCTCTGTTTTTCCACTCCCAGCTCTTTTTAAGCATATCTATTCTTTCTATAACCTCAGACCATTTATCTTCTGGGATGTCATACATTAGTTTTATCATAGGAGATTTTAACTTCTTCTCTAACTTTACATATTGATACTGTAAGTTTTCATAGCTGTTCTGAAGATTCAATGTTGTGTTAACGTTCTCTTCGGATATTTCTTTAGAGAAGTTAAAGCATCCTTCTAGCTTTTGTAGTTTCTTATTATGTTGCTTGTAGATAGGGTAGTTTTTTACAGCATGGATCACAGTCGCATGGTTCATTTTTTTGCCATTTTCTTGGTAAAACTCTGATATTCTACTCCATCCCATTCCTAAATCTTCGTGCAGCATATAACTTAATAACGCTCTTGTCTCTACATACTCTCTTTGTCTTGTGTTTTTAAAAACATCTAATCCTGTTAAATCTACTACTGCTTTTGCTATTACTTTGGGGGTTGTCTTTGTCATATTTTTTATTTAAAATGGTACTTCATCTAATTCTGCTGCTACTATATTATCTTTTGTTGAAAGGCTAAACCATTTGACTCCGTTAGAACTGTTCTGCTCAAAGTCATAACCTTTATAGTCTCCGTATTTCTGCACCCATCTGTTTAGTGTGTTTCTCTTAAAGATTTTATTATTGTAATCTTGGTTGTCGTTTGTAAACTTTACGAAGAAGTCAGACTTTATTGTTCTTTGATTTAATATCAAATTATCATCTTCAATCCAGTCTAAGAAGTCTTTTGAAGTCTGTGCTATTATCTTACGTTGCTTCAAGTTCTTTGCTTCGTGAGCTATTAATCCAGAGTTTAGATACTGTTGTAAGCAGTAGACCATATAACTATCAAACTTCTCAAACTCTTCTACAGTCCAATCATCAAATAATTGCTTTCCAAACTCATCAAATGGTGTAAGGTCTTTACCATAGTATTGAGCTATCTCTATTTCGTGCCTTCTTCTATCATGTGAGTTACCATCTCCTTTTATTACATAGTTAGTAGAGATAACAATTTTTGGAGAGTCTTCTACAGATAGTCTTATGGCATCTTTGTTTTTTCTCTCAATTGTTAATCCTTCTGTTACTAAAGAAAACTTACTCTCAAAGTTGAAACCTTTTACAACATCATCCCATACTAATATCTGAGAATCTAAAGAGACTGTCTGGTATGGAAATCCTTTCTTGTCATCAAATGATTTACCATCTAGTATTGATGTCTTTCTAATTCTTCTAAGACCTTGCACTAATAAAGATTTTCCTGTACCTCCTTCTGGATTGTCAGAGATCACTTCATCATTTAAGATTATAGCCTTGTTGTTCATCTTATTCTTATAAGTAGATATAAGATAACCCAGCACACACTCTAAGGCTTTAGGACTGTTATTAGAGATATTAGAAATGAATCTTTGGTAGTCGTTCTTGTAGTTCTTATGTTCTACATAGTTTCTTTTAAGAATTTGAGACTCCCATACAAAACCCTCTACATCCATAAATCCAACCAGCTCTTTGTTATCTTTTGTTACTTCTAGGATACCATTTTCATACACTATAAAAGACTTATTCTTTTCATCTCTTAGCATTGGCAACTCCTCTGATTTCAGCATCAGTAAATAGCTTTCAGTAAAAAGTAAGTGATAGTTCACGCATAGCTTCCATACATCAAACTCTCCTTTACTTAGTAAATGAT